ACTGGTTCAGGGAAGTATGGCCCATTCATTCCGCTAGCAAGCGGTGATTCAGGGATCAGGGCCATCACTCAAATCAACTTATCAGCATCGTATGTTTCTGGGACATTGTCAGTAGCGCTTTGCAAGCCTCTGATAACGATGCCGATGACAACGATTGGCGTTGCGGCTGAGCGTGACTTCTTAAACCAAGTCCCATCATTGCCACGTGTGTACGACGGCGCGAATCTTCACTGGCTGATTTATCATGGCGCGGCCACGCCAGTTAACTCTGCATTCTATGGTCATCTTGACTTTGCGTGGGGCTGATCTGTGGCATTGATTGGCAACTATTCAGTCTTAAATAAGACAGCGGGCAGTTTCATCACTGGCCCGTCAGTTGCCGACACGCGCGCGAACTATAATAAGGCGAATCGGATGCGCAGATCATTCCTTTCGCTCCCGACAAGCTTCTCAATCCCTATGGGCTACGAGCCTCCAGGATCTTGGCTGATCGCTCAAAAGGGCGGCGGTCTTTCGTCGTTCACTCAGATACGCGGAAGCTCAACGATCGGAGCGTCACCGCTCAATGTGCGATTGAGCGCTGCTGATCTAACGGGACTTGGTGAAGTATCAAGCGCGGCGCTTAGTCAGTTGATTCAGATGGCCGCTGATCTAAACGGCCAAGGCCTTATCACCGATGCGGAGCTTGCCGCTGTCTCGAGTCTTGCGGCTGCTATTTCCGGTATAGGTTCAGCGTCTGGCAATGTGAGTGCTTTGATCCCAGTTGCCGCCGCTCTCTCAGGACTCGGTGCGATTGTAGCGAACCTTAAGGGGACTGGCAGTCTCGCTGCCGACATCACACCATTTACTGATCTTTCTCCAGAGAACCTGGCTCAGGCCGTATGGAACACTCAACTTTCTGAGCATCAAGATACTGGATCGGCCGGCAAGGCATTGACTGACGCTGGTGCGGCGGGGAACCCATGGGCTGCAGACCTTGCGTCAAACAACGACGCCGGTACGTTTGGAGCTCTTGTTCAAAAGCTTTTAACTAAAATCTTTTACCTGGGGTCAAAATGACATTGTCTTTAAATCAAATTGATTGGCTCACTGGACTGCTGGCGTGCATCGGGTTCATCGTCTGGCTAGTGCGTCTAGAGGGACAGGTCGGGTTCTTGAAGAAGCAGGTTGACGAACTCACAATCAAACATGACGCTTTGGACTCGCAACTTGTTCAAAAGCTTTCACGACTTGAGACTGCAATCGCTAGGATCGAGGGATACCTGAAAGCAAAGAAAGAAGGAGAATAGTCATGGCGAAAGATTTGAAAGAATCAAAAGAGATCCTGCTTGCCGTAGCGTACGTTGGCGTCAAAGCAATTCAGGCTTACAAACAAGCGAAGGCTGACGACAAGATCGATCTCAGCGACGTTGGCGTTGCGTTTGGTTTCTTGATGGACCCAGTCTTGAAGGAAAAGGTTGAGGCCGCAATCGAAGGCGCTGACAAACTCGGCGAAGACTTCGACGGCGCAAACATCTTCGACATCGTGAAAGCGCTTGTTGAAGTTGAGCCGCAAGTGATGGAGCTCGTAAAAGAGATCGAAGGGCTCAAGGCCTAACCGATGTCTTACCTGAAGATCATTCTCGAAATTGCAAAGGCACTGCCGACCATCTTCGATCTTTGGAAGAAGTGGGAAGTTGCCAAGCTGCGCCGTGAACAGGAACGCGAAGCGGACCGCAGAAAACAGCAGATCGAGGATGGAATCGCTTCAGGCAATTCGCTTCCTCTCGAGGAGGCGATCGGGCATTCAACTCCTGGGCGTCCGGCCGAACATCAGGCCGGCGTCCAGACTCGACCGAATAGGAAGCGATGAGATACACCGCGTTACTTTTATGCATATCGTTTTGCATAATCGGAGCATCAAGCTGTTCGCGAAAGAAGGATGATCTTTTCAAGAAGGTCGACGCGGATGTTTGGCTTCATGAGCAGATCCCGGCTGAGCTCTGTACTGCAGAGATCGCGACGTTCGGGATTTACCGAAATGTGCTTTGCAATGAGTCCGCGCGAGTTGCTGGCCTTTGCGGACCGGAAGACAAAACCTACGAAGAGTTCGTCCCGTACTGTGCGAAAGAGATAAAGGTTCACGTCGGTATGCACAAGGACCACTTTAAGAAGTGGGTTGACTTGGCAAAGGAACGAATCGACGAATGCTTCTGAGGTGAGAGATGTCTTTTTTCAAACGAGCGTTTGAATTTGTAAAACGAGTATTTAGTCGTAAGCCAAGTATTCCGGCGCCGACAATTCCAGAGCCGCCGCCAGTTAGCGAGGCCGGTCCTGTAACTCGTGAGTTTATCGCAGGGCTTTATCTGAATCTTTGCCACAACATTCGCGGTGGGGTCACGCCATACAAGAAGATTCGAGAGACCAAAGGAAAGAATCGTTCGCCAGAGCTAGACCAATTGATCTTGAAGCAAGGCGGATCACTTGGCGAACCGTATTGCGTATATGGTCAGCAGCAGGCAATCGACGACATTTGTTCGATTCTGAAGATCGATCGTAAGTCTGTCGCAATTCCTGAAGGTGGCTCATCACAGCGCGTATTCAAGAAGTCTCCAGATCGATTCAAGAAATCAAAACCTGCACCGATGCGTCTTGTCGTTTGGCAGTACCTATCTGATCCGACACAAGGTCATTGCGGAATGTGTTTGTCTGAGGCTGACGGGAGTGGGCTGTTCCAGACGTTTGAGTTCAATACGAATCCGGATCCTAGTGCAGTCGTTCGAGACGGCCAGGGGGCACACTTCGTAAACCGCAACGTGTCTGGCACGCGCACGATGAAGATCGTCGGATACATCGATCTATTTGAAGCGATCACTGAGGCCGTCCAATAGGTTCAAGAGTGTCAAGGACCTCAAGATCATGTGGGCTAAGAGCTAAGATTCCCGTCTGACCTTTCGACGGCGACGACCTGACGCCCAGCACATTGGGCCTCGACAGCGAGGAGATCTAACGCAAGCGCCCTGGCTTCCTGGCGTGTCAATATGACAGCTGCCTCGAACTCCTGAATCGTCACAATTATCATCGGGACGGTCTTTGCGTTCTCGTCGCGTCCGATCGCTATTTGGAAGGCGCCTGTTGTTTCTTTGTCCATGTGAACTCCTCAAGCCAAGGCCTCCATAGATGAGCCAGGTCTTCGTCCCCTAGTGCTTCCTTTCGATGCTTCCAATGCATCGCTCCAGAAAGCTTGTTGCCAACTCCAAGCCTACTCGTCCCGAGAGTTTCCGGCATAGCCCAGGAATGAAAGTACCTGGCAGCCATGCTCACCGGTGTCGGCATCCATCGCCATGCAATAAAATGCTGCACGACAGCGTTGTCACAGTCAGCGTCGTCCGCTGTGCGCGGGACGAAGCGCATGGCCTCGTGCTTCCATCGGAACGGCGCGGCATCAAACAAGACTCCAATCAGCATCAGAAGATCGGTCAAGAGAAGCAGCGGCCAGAGAGGAAGCGAAAGCGGGTACAGGCAACGGATGACGAGCGACGACTGGCCCAGCAGATGGTCCTTCCAGTTCGGCGCAAAGCCCAGGCGAAGACAAAGCTTTAAGCCTGTGGCAATGAGCGGCCTCCAGTCTGATGCGAACCTTGCCACGATAAACGCGTTTAAAAGCTGATCCCTAGAGATCCATTTAGGATCAGACCAGAACGCCGCGGATCCGGTCCGGCCTGGATGTCGTCTCCACTCCCCGCCTCCCAGATAAAGCTGCCTCAGTGCAAACCGCGCAAAGGGCTTTGCTGATATCCCTTGCGACTCAAATCCTGCGCACCATGCCCCGCACCGCTGGAGTGTGTCGCCGCCATCGCCATCAAGCCCGACTGGGAGTCCATTCTCATCCTTGAACATTCGTCACCTCCTGGCTTAGCCTTGACCGAAATATTACGACGAGGGGTTTGATTGACGAATCTTATTCTTGGCGACTCATATTTAATATTGAAGACCTTGGCCGCCGACTCAGTCGACGCAGTCGTAACCGATCCGCCTTATGGCCTGTCGTTTATGAACAAGCACTGGGATCATAGTGTCCCATCGGTTGAATTATGGCGTGAGGTTCTTCGCGTTTTAAAACCAGGCGGCCACGTTCTCTCATTCGGCGGGACGCGCACTTATCACCGCATGGTCGTTAACATTGAAGACGCTGGCTTTGAGATTCGTGACCAAATCCAATGGATATATGGACAAGGTTTCCCGAAATCGCACAACATCAAAGAAGGCTCGCACGCAGGATTTGGGACAGCGCTAAAACCATCTCAAGAACCCATCGTTCTTGCACGCAAGCCGCTAATCGGAACCGTCGCGGAGAACGTGAAGACGTTTGGCACCGGCGCCCTGAATATCGATGCGAGTCGGGTTGAAGGTATGAAGCGAACGCCCGGCTACAAGTCGACAGAAGAAAGTCGAGACGCTCAAGGGACTTGGGCGAATCGTGGATTGGATAGACACTGTGAGGTTGACGTTACCCAAGGCCGCTGGCCCGCGAACGTACTGTTCGATGAAGAAGCTGCGGCAGTGCTCGATGCGCAGAGTGGTATTTTGAAAAGCGGTTCAAAAAAACCATCCATGCCAAATGGATTAAACAATGTTTATGGCACCAACATGGGCGGGGCTGCAGGCTCCATTGCGTCCTTCGGTGGCGCATCTCGCTTCTTTTACGTCGCAAAGGCCAGCAAGCGTGAACGCAACGCGGGCCTAGGCGACCTACCGTTAAGAGAAGCGGGAATAAAAAACGACTCCGGCCGTGGCTTTTCAGAATCAGATCCAAATAAAAAAATCATGATGCAAAACCATCACCCGACGGTGAAGCCGATCAAGCTGATGGAATATCTTGTGAGGCTTATCACCCCGCCAGGCGGCACAGTGCTCGATCCATTCATGGGCTCAGGCACAACCGGCATTGCAGCTAAAAACCTTGGCTTCGGATTTGTCGGCATCGAACGGTCAGAAGAGTATTTCGAAATAGCTAAACGGAGAATTTGAAAATGAAAGAGGTTTCAATCCGCTGCGAAGGCGCGCGGTCAGTATCGATCAATGATCTGCATCCATTCCAGGACGACATCAAGACGATGAAGCCTGCTACATTGAAGAAGCTCGAGAAGGTCATTATTGAACAGGGGTTCTCTGAGCCAATTGCAGTCTGGGCCAATAGTCCAGACGAAAAGCTTTGGATTCTTAACGGCCATCAGCGGCTGACTGCGCTTCAAAGCTTGGCATCCAAGGGTTGGTTTATCCCACCGATTCCAGTTGCTATGGTCCAGGCCGATGATGAGCAAGAAGCCAGGAAGAAGGTCCTGACTCTTGCTTCTCAGTTTGGAGACTTTAGCGGAGATCATCTGGCTGAGTTTGTAGCGAAGGCGCAGCTTGATGGTGACTGGCTTAGAAACAACGCAAGGCTAGCGGCTGGTGATTTCAAAATGCCAATGCTCGTCACTCCAGACGACGAGGAAGAGCTGCCGCCACAGCCTGAAGTTCCGATCGTTCGGCGGGGAGAGATATATCTTCTCGATCAGCATCGCCTGATGTGCGGTGACTCAACATCACCGAATGATTTCGCAACGTTGATGAATGGTGATCGAGCAAAAATTTGTTTCACATCCCCGCCGTATAACGCTGGCTCAATGAACATTGATGGACAATCTGGAACAAACAAAAAATACAACGCGTTTGATGACAACAAAACAGCCGATGAATATTTCGATTTTTTGAAAAAAAACATGGCGTTGATTTTGGAAAGTTCTGACGAATGTCTATACAACATTGGCCTTGTCCAAAATAATAAGGCTGTCATCATTAGGTTATTGTCCGAATTCCAACAACAATTCAAAGACATTTTATACTGGCGGAAAAATACAGTTGCTCCACACATCGTGCCAGGAATCATCAATAACGTAGTCGAATTTATTTTGTGTTTTGGCGACGGTAGTAGGAAATTTAAACACGCACAATTCAATCAAGGAACGTACTTCAATGTAATCGAAGGAAATCACGCTGGTTGCAATGAGTTTTCAAAAATTCACAAAGCAACGTTTCCGATGTACTTGCCGGAAAATATCATCACAAATTTTTGTCCATACGGGGGGATTGTATTGGAACCGTTCGGCGGCACAGGAACAACAATGATTGCGGCTGAAAAATTAGGTAGGAATTGTTATACTATGGAAATTGATCCAATTTACTGCGGAGTGATTCTTGATCGCTGGGAATCGATGTCTGGAAAGAATGCCATCAGAGAATCAGACGGCAGGCTTTGGTCTGACATCAAGGCAGAGGCACTTTCTAGTTAGCCGGGTTCCAATCAAAGACTCGCATCTTCTGATTCGAGTCGTAGCTCACCGTCAATTGCTGGCCGATGATTCCGTATCGGCTGGCTGATCGCATCCATTCGCAAGGAGTGGTGCTCATGTTTGACGGCGTGATGGCGAAACCGTCAGGCGATGAAACCTGAATCGTTCCAGACTTTGAATCACCGCGAAGGACTGCGTTGACTGAGCATCGGACGGTGCCGGTGCCAGATGGGTTAGGATAAGCGAAGACGATTGATGTCTCGGAGTAAACCCGGACGCCAATGAGTTCCATGCTTTCATTGGTCTTCGCATCAAGCCAATAGTCCATAATGAACGGAGACTTTACTGCGTTGCCATTAACGAGATCCTCTTGCTGTCCGCAGCCCACCGAGAGAAGTGCAATCATGGCAAGAAACGTGAGAATCGCTATCCGCAAGTCATGGTCAATGTATTTCATACGAACCCGCCTTTCTGACGGTGACGAACAATCGATGCCGAGATCTCAAGAGGATCTCTGCGAAACAGCTTTGCGACCAATTCAACGAGAAGGGTTCCGGCCTGAAGATCAATGTTGAGCCAGTCCTTTTCTTTGATCTGAGGATCGTGCTTTGCGATGAAGTCGACAGCCTCTCGGTAACTTGGTCTAGGGTACGGGTCTCGCTTTACTTTCTTGGCTTTCTTCATTTGTCACCTTCGATTGTTGGCGCCATACATATCTCCATCGTGTGCAATCAGTATCGCACAGCACGATTAAAGTTGCCAGTAAAGTTGCCAGTAATCCCAATTTGATACGATCTCGCGTATATTCGAGATGGTGTCGAACAGGTTTAAGGTCGTGACAGATCTTGTAAGATTTACTCGATGCACCGTGAATTATTTTCAACGGCTCGGGGCGAAAGACCTTACCCTCCCCTTTCGGGGAGGGTTGGATGTTGTTGGGTGCAGCATCTCAAGGAATGGTTCAAACTACGGCGGCTAACTCTTAACCGCAAGTGAAAATCATTCCTTGAGATGCGGCACAGCACTGGTCGCCGGTAATAGTCTCGAGTTCAAACAAGGCCGCCGATCAGTACGACAGAGAGGACACCCGCAAGGGGGAACCCAGAGCCCATCAGAGCGAAGAGCGATGACGATGGTACAGGGAGCTAATTCTCGGCTTGAGTGATGCGAGGGATTCGCCATCAACACTCACCGCTTTGTCGTAACGCTGAAACCAAAATCGGTAGTGGGATCACTACGTCTTGAATCAGCCACGATCTTTGTAAAACGGTATTCATTCTTCCCGTTTTACCAAACCGTTCTCCACGACCTCCACACTGATCGGCCGCGCGGGGGCCGGTCACGAGCCCCATAAGCGCAGGCCGTTTCAGTGGTGGTGGGCGGTGGGGAACAGTAGCCAACCAGATCTATCTTCAATCCCTACCGCGCTCCGCTTGGTTTGCTTGCGGGTTTGAGTACAACCCCGCCAAGCGTGACGCAAAGAAATACAAAATTAATCCTTTGAAAATGAAATGAAATGCGGTATCGAGGAAAGGCATACCGGGAGGGGTCATGTTCAATTCCATATCGATGGCGCTGATAGCGCTGTCTCAGATCGCATTAATCATCGCGCACGTTAGGTTTCAGAAAACGGTAATCCGTCTTCTCGCCAATGTCTTAAAGACCGAGGACCTGATCCATCAGGTCGTTGAAGATCACGATCAAAGAATCAAGAAACTCGAATCACTCATTTAAAGGAGAAGTACGTTGAAGCTCACAGAGTTCGGGCAACGGCTCGAAGCAATCCAGAAACAGAAGTATATTAGTGACCGCGACCTTTCGCGAAAGCTTGGGATCGCTCAACCAAACATCACAACGATAAAGTACTACACCGCGCGGCCGAGGCTTCAGACAATCAAGAAGTACGCAAAGGCCCTTGGCGTTGACTTCGCTGAGCTCGATACCGCAAACGATCCGATGGTCGCCGGCCACGTCAAGATCTGGATGATGATTGAAGTTGGAAGCACGTCGAGAAAGATCAGGGTCTTATGATTTCAAACCAAACAAGTGATATCGTCATAACCGTTTCGATTCCTCGCGGTCAGCTTCAAAGTGATAGCTCAGTAAATGTCTTCGATGAATTGCTTGAGGCATACAATAAACTCGAGCGTAGGTTTGAGCACTGTAAGGTTCAGCGTAACGCACTCGTCGTATTCCCTGGACTTAAGAACTCAATCGAAGAACTTGATGCCGAGATCGAGAGGATCAAATGAGCAAGATCTTCTATCCTGGAGACACCGTCGATTGGACTCCGAAGATGTCACGTCGTGGACTTAACGGTCTCCCCGCCGCGAAAGAAACGTGGACTTGCAAGATCGTTAAAGGACCATGGCCCAAAGACGGGTACGACTCCTACCAGATCAAGTCGATCAAGTACCACACGATTCACCACGTCAATGTTGATGATCTGATCCTAGTGAGGCGGGGATGAGGGAACCAGACGATAAGCAATACCAGCTTCGCTTGAATCTTGTGGTCGACATCGTCGAACGATTGACTGCGACCATTGAGAAACTTCAAAGCCGTGTCGATCGGCTTGAGTCAAATGAACTTAAAAGGCAGATCAAAGATCTCCAACAACAGAGCGCAACTAGACTACCAAAGGGGAAGAGATGAAGTCGTTTCTTTTAAAGACTGGGCTTAGAGATGCTGTCGACATTTCTGGTCTGCACGTCATATCTGTGATCTCAAATCCGCTCAGATTTAAATCACGGTATGAGCTCTACGATCGCTTCTCGAAACAGATGTCAGACCTTGGCGCAAATCACTGGACCGTTGAGATCGCAATTGGAGAGAGAGAGTTCGCAGTCACCGACCACACTAATCCAAAGCACATTCAGTTTCGAACAAGAGAAGTCCTTTGGCATAAAGAGAACATGATTGAGCTCGCAATCCAGCGCCTACCTCCTGACTGGAAGCAGGTCGCTTGGATTGATGCCGACGTGATCTTCTCAAGACAAGACATCCTGGAAGCCACAGTTCATCAGCTTCAAATCTATGACGTGGTCCAGATGTTCTCGCACGCAATCGACCTTGGCCCACAAGGTGAGCCGATACAGACGCACAATGGCTTTGCGTGGAGCTACGATCAAAACGACAGGATGCCGCCACAAGGTCCAGGGTATGACGGGTACTACGGATACAACACCAAGCGCGGGTTCTGGCATCCAGGATATGCGTGGGCTGCAAACCGTTCTTTCATCAATAAGGTTGGACTGTTCACTTCCGGAATACTTGGCAGCGGTGACCATCACATGGCAATGGCCTTCATCAACCAAGTTCAACGGTCATACCCGAAAGACACCGGGACACGATATGTTGATGAACTTCAAGACTACCAAGCGCTTTGCAATCAGTTTCTAAACGGAAACCTTGGTTATGTTAGCGGTTCAATATTCCATGAATGGCACGGTAAGAAGAAGGATCGCAGGTACGTTGACCGCTGGAAGATCCTTACAGGAAACGACTTTGATCCAGATGATGACATCTATCGAGACTGGCAAGGTCTTTACCAGATCGTTCCAGAGAAGCCACGGCTTCGAGATCAGATAAGATTATACTTTGGAGCAAGAAACGAAGACTCAAACGAACTTTAGATGGAGGGGGAAATGATGACGTTAAACCAACTTGCAAGTGCGATCGCTCATGCTGAGGGAAAGAAGCATCAGGCATCGATCGGTGACATCAGAGAGATACTGAAGATCTTGGTGTTGATGGAGTCAATCGCGATCAATGGTGATAAACACGGGCCTGCGGCAATCATACGTCTTGCCGCAATCAATAAGAACAGAAGAGGACTAAAGGGCGGGGGATCATGTGCGAAGCGAAGAGAAGCCAAGATTTCAAAAAAAGATAAGGTCAAGAGCCGAAGAGATGGCAAGGCTAAGCGAGCAGGTCGAACTGCTGGAAGAAAAGATGCGAAGGCGCGAAAGCGAAGGGGCATCAAAGACAGAGCTTGATCGACTATACATGCGACTCAGAGAGAGGAAGAACGATCTCTTCAGTTGGGGGATATTGTGAGAAGGATTGAACCTTTCGGACTTTTGATCTGGGCATTCGTCGGCGCTTTCCTTTGGCTGTTTTGGAGCGCTTTAATCGAATTGGTTTTGAAGATGATGAAATGATTTTGACCTCCCCGCTCGTCAGCACTGGAAGCAGATGCGCCTATGTTTGGTGCGCCGGCATAGGGATCAGGAGAAGTGCTATGAGGTCGTATGGTGCGTATACCCCGAGGAGTACGGCGAAAGCCCGAAGAAAATACTCGACCCAGAGAGGGACACCAAGGCCACAGTCGCGCGTGGCACGGGCGGAGAGGTCTTTGCGTGGTCCCGGCAAAACGGGGCACTTGAGAGGAGTGAGGGTGAATGGCCTGGATCTTTTTAGCGGAATCGGCGGACTCAGTATCGCACTCAAGCCATGGGTGCGAACAGTCGCCTATTGTGAACGAGACAGATACGCTCAGGCTGTGCTCCTGTCGAGAATTGCTTCTGGCGAACTCGACAGAGCTCCTATCTGGGACGACGTTACATCGCTTAGAGGCACCATGCTTCCAAGTATCGACATCATCTTCGGAGGATTTCCATGCCAGGACATCAGTGTTGCAGGAAGTGGTGCAGGCTTGGCAGGAGAGCGAAGCGGTCTTTATTCGCACATCGAAAGACTTATCAGAGAAACAAAGCCAACTTTCGTCTTTCTTGAAAACGTCCCTGCGATCAGGACTCGCGGACTTGGTCGTGTGGTGTGGGGACTGGCCTCGCTCGGGTATGATCTCCGATGGACAGTTATTTCTGCCGCAAGCGTTGGAGCGCCACACAAGAGAGACCGATGGTTCTGCTTTGCTTCCAACACCAATCGCATCGAGTTACGGGACGAATCGCGGCGGAGGGTCGGGAAGAAATGGAAAGGAGCGGCCATCGTTGGAAACGATGGCGAGAAGGAATCTGTGGCCAACGCCGCGGGCGAGCGACGCTTCGAAAGGGATCAGAACTCCGAGTGGGGCAGCTGCCGAAATTGCGAGAAAACGCCTGAACGGGGTGGATCTTCCGGCGGCGATCGGCGGTGGAGCCCTGAGCCCGATGTTTGTCGAGTGGTTGATGGGCTACCGTATCGGGTGGACAGAGTTAAGTGCCTTGGGAACAGCGTGGTTCCGAAGCAAGCGCGCGAGGCGTTCAAAATCTTGTCAGGAATCGGAGGTATAGCTTGAACATAATTGAAGCAAGAGAAGCGCTGGAGGGTGAGAAGTGAGTAGCCATACAAACGTGACAGTGCCTGAGTTGTTCGACAGAGTGAGAGAACTTGAAGAAGAGTCAGCTATGAAAGAATTGAGAATTTCGTTTCTCAAAAATCGTATCGACCGATATGACCGACTGCTCGACAACATTCCAAAGGCTATCGAAGAGTGGGGCTATGTTGATTTCTCGTATGACATGGGAAGGAAAACGATTCGACTCGTGAAAGGAGAGAAGCCATGAGCCACACACCATGGACACAAGAGCAAGCAGAGAAGTGGGCGATGGAATCCGACGTCATTCGCAAAGCTACCTTTGAGGACGACGCTATTGAAGGTTTTAAAGCTGGAATGGCAAAGGCCGCAGAGATGATCGAGGCGGCGCCGACGTTGTATGGCGAGACGACTATCGTGCAATACGGTCGCGAGGTTCCTACTGGAAATTGGACTGAAACCAGGGTCGATACTTACGACACCCACAGCGCCAAGCTGGTCGGAGTTCGGCCAATCGAGGAGGAGAAGTGAGCAACGGTGAAGCGAAACGGTGGTATTTATATACAGAAAACGAAGCTCTATATGCTGTGAGTAAAAATCAGCGCGGATTTGTTCCTGACGCATCGACAATAGAAGTTATGTCAGTCAAAGACCACGAGCGCATCGTGGCTGAATTGAAGGCGGAGATTGAGACTCTTGGCAAAGTGTATCGCTCGACGTGCCCTGAGTGCGGATACTCTGGCTGTGTTCGAGGTCGAAAAGCCTGTGATGCAGAGATTGACCGTCAAAAAGAAACCATCGCCAAGCAGAAGCGCGTGATTGAGAGGTTGAAGATCATCGAGCGCGACTTCACACACCACGATGGAGACTGCACCGAAGAAGATTCAGACGACAACGGTCAACCGTGCAACTGTGGACTTGATAGGATTCGAGATGAGATCGCTGCAATCGAGAAGGGGGAAGCGTGAAATACAGAAAGAAACCAGTCGTGATCGAGGCGATGCAGTTCACCGGAGATAACTTCAACGAAGTGTACCGATGGGGTTTAGAGTCAGACCGAGACATCGGGAATAAATTCTTCGAGTCCCGACAGCATATGAACATGGGAGTGAATACTCTCGAAGGCATGATGACCGCACTTCCTGGCGATTGGATCATCAAAGGTATCAAGGGAGAGTTCTACCCATGCAAGCCAGACGTCTTTGAAGCTACATACGAGCCTATAGCAGAATGTCCTCCGCACGATTGGTCTCAGGATGGAGAGCGCTGTTCGAAATGTGGAACCAAGGACTGGATGACACGAAGCCTATTCACTATCACTGTGACTTATGGAAGCAGAGCTTTTGGTTTTGCATTGGTTGGTCGCATCAAGACATGACCGCGTACCTGAGAAAGAATCACAACCATACGCCTGACCTTTCGCAGAAGGCAGGGACGTTGTTTGAGATCCCGCAAAAGAGCGGAGCCACGGTGTATCTGCTCTGGACTAAAAAGAAAGATGCGGCTCTTGTCGCACACGAATGCGTGCACGCAGCCAACACCCTTCTCCTGTCTCGAGGCTGGAAGCCAGAGCTAGATAACGATGAACCGCAAGCATATCTGGTCGAGGCATTGGTATCGGCTGCGCTTGGATTGAAGGTCGTTTGATTGTTGAATATATTTCAAACACCACTCAGCTTGTTGCTCTTTTAAACATGCAGTGAAATATGTCGGGAATATATTGGAGGGATCTATGTTTCAACAGGCAAAGAGACAGCAGGCGTTTTTAAAGATGGCACTCACTGGACCAAGCGGATCAGGTAAGACGATGAGCGCTCTTCTCATGGCGAGCGGGTTAGGAAAGAAGATCGCGGTTCTGGACTCTGAGAACGGATCGGCAAGTCTATATTCATCGGCCGTCGACTTCGACACGGCCCCACTGTCCCCGCCTTTCACGACAGAGAAGTATATTCAAGCAATCCAGTTTGCCGAGAAGAATGGATACGATGTTCTGATTATCGATTCACTGACGCACGCATGGTCTGGTCCAGGAGGTCTGCTCGAGCAGAAAGAGCAGATGGATTCAAGAGGCGGCAACTCGTTTGCGAACTGGGCTAAGATCACTCCAAAGCATAACGCATTGATGTCAGCGATCCTGCATTCAAAGGTTCACGTAATCGCCACAATGCGATCTAAGCAGGACTATGTGTTGGCCGATAAGAACGGCAAGCAAGTTCCACAGAAGGTAGGACTTGCACCACAGCAGCGCGAAGGCGCTGAGTATGAGTTCACAACGGTTCTAGATATTGCGATGAACCACGAGGCCGAATCGTCTAAGGATCGAACTGGTCTTTTCGACGGGAAGCTTTTCAAGATCACCAAAGACACGGGCATTGCAATAAAGAACTGGCTTGATAGCGCCGAACCCGTTCCTGTTGAGCCAAAGAAGGAAGAAATAAAACCACAGCCAAAAGCAGAGCAGCCAAAGGCCGAGGCTTCGCCAGCATCGTACACGCGTAAGGATATGTTCGATCTTGCGATCAAGCGTGGCTGGCACAACGACGTGTGCAAGCGATTCATCAAGGCAACATTCAAGAAGGACAACTCGAACAAGCTCACTCAAGAAGAGATCGTCGTCATGATCTCTTTTATAAAAGAGATGAATGGATTTGAGGTGACTCAGATGCTTGACAGCAATGATCAGCAGGCACTTGCGGACAGTCAACCAACTGACGAAGTTCCATATTGACCGCTAGAGATCGAGCCTTCACGATCTAGTAAAAACGTGGAGGTTCGATATGAGATCACTGCTCCGGCGGCTTGCACTCAAAATACTTTCAACCTATCCGACTCAGTTCTTTCTCTCGCGCATACTGCCTCGTATCAGATTCTCAACATCCCCGCCTAATATCACCGGCCAAGAATGGCAAAGCTTCATTGCGATGATCAAGCCTGGCGATCTCGTCTTCTCTGTCGATCGATCAAAGCTTTCTTCTGTGTTGATCCCGGGCGAGTGGGATCATGTCGGTATCGTCTCAGAAGACTCGATGATAGTTGAGGCTCACTTCCCTAAGGTCAGAAAGATTCATCCATTCGACTTCTGTCACACGTCGGATGCAGTCGGAGTTCTTAGACCATTCCCGTCTACTGCTGCGGTTCTGGCGTCTCGTTGTGACAGCTTCATTGGTATTGGGTACGACACGCTATTTAGAAAAGGAGCTGAGTCTCTTTACTGCTCTGAGCTTGTTTGGCAGTGCGATCAGGACAATGATCTTGGCTTTGATACATCCGACGCCGTTGGCCTTGGCATCGAATATCTGTCGCCAGACGGACTTTGGGATTCTAAAAACCACATTGGCAGGACTCGGATAGGTGATATCGATGGCATTCAATAAGTTTGGACGAGGTCGAAGGCGCGTTCCAGGAGAGATGAATAAGACCGAGGCCGCGTATGCCGTTCATCTAGAATCGTTGCGCAGGCAAGGTCTCATCGAGTGGTTCAACTACGAAGGAATTAAGCTCAAGCTCGCCGACAAAACATTCTACACACCAGACTTCGCGGTGATGATGCCGGACGGGATGATCGAACTCCACGACGTGAAGGGTACGACCAAAGACAAGGTCACCAAAGAGTCAAAGCCGTTCGTCCACGACGATGGGTCAACGATCAAAATCAAGATTGCGGCAAGCCTATACCCGCTTCAGTTCGCTACCGTGTGGCTTGATAAGCTAGAAGGTTGGAAACAGATTCGCTATTGACAGACATTTTAAGACAGATTGCAATTCTTCCAATAAACCATTGGAGGTTCTACAATGTCTGTCCAAGACAAAAAGGCAGCGAGTCGAGAAGTCAGGATCACAAGTGCCGAGCGCGTACCGGCCAAGACTTTAACCAGGTCAGAAGATGCCGCGCCGCCGCAATCAATCATGCCATTTAAGCGTGGCGCCCAAGATGTGAAGCATCACCTTTTCAAGGCCGAGGTCGCTCAGTTTTTAAAGAACGACTCGTTCAAGAAGGATAACCCTCTCTTGATTCCAATGGAGCATGCGCACATCTATCACAGCTGTGACTCTCTCGGACGTCCGATTGCGCACACTGGATTCGTTGGCGGTCACTGCCACGAGGTGAAGATCGACAATCATCCAGATGGATCAATCACAGTTGAGTGCGGACCTCCGCTAAAAAAGGAAGTTTATAAGGGCCGCGACGGACGGAAGAAGACCCGCTTTGTTCCAGTAAAGTTCTTCGACAAGTATGCTGGCGAAGACGACGAGAGTGCGACAGGCGGCGAGTGGAAGGTTGATGCCCACACTCACAAGCTTCGTTACATCGGAACGGAGACATGGTCAGGCGAGGAGATGATGGCCCGTGGCGGTCGCAAGGTAGCTCCAATGGACGATGGTCTTGCTGGGCTTCACGCGACGATTCAAAAGGCTGGCGTTTCTATCACCGAATAGTTAAAACCGAATAGCCGACTGGTCTGCGTCGTGGTCGTGATCTCTCCCGATTCCAACACACGATGCGGACTCAGTTCTGGCATTCTCTCCAAAGATCAAAAGGGGGAGTCATGGATATCATTTCGACAAGTGCCACGGGCCGAGTCGTATCAAGACACATTGAAGACATCTTTAAAACCAAGCCAGAGCTTGCGAAGTTCTTTCTCAATCATCCAAAGCGGATGAACCTTGAGACGGCGCTCGCCAAAGGTCTTCAAGGAGCTGACGCACGCAAGGTCTTAAAGCATGGGCCAGAGCATATCGACGAGGTCTCTCGAGAGATCGTTAGGTTTTGGTGCCAGACGATGCTCCAGATCCACGAGCATAGCCTTCTTTCTCAGAACGAAAAGCGCAGGATTGAGACTGAGTCTCGCCAACTTGAGATAGCTCAAGACACAGTTCGCGACATCGTTTCAAACATTGATGAGGACGACTTCGACGTTCAGGAGATCTGATGTCACACAGTCGACGGTCAAAGTACAAACCGAAATACTGTAAGATGCTGATCGAGTCAGCATCTCGCGGCGAAAGCATCTCTAGGTTCTGCGCTGACATTGATATCTCAATGCCAACTTTCTACGAGTGGACCAAGGTTCATGAGGAATTTGATCACGCCCATGAGATCGCGGTCGCCAAGGCTGTGGCTTTCTGGGAGCAGCTCGGAATCAATATGATGATCGGCCGACCGCTTGAGCAAGGATCAAAGCATAAGGGCGATCGTCACATCTGGATGTTCTTTATGCGCAATCGATTCCGTTCTGCTGGATACGGTGACGACGACGCATTCTCTTACGAAAAGAACGACGGCTTCGATGTCTAAGGTCCACATCGATTACGAGAAGCTTCCATATCAAGACGAGTTCCACGAGGCCACAGAGACCTATGACATTCTCTCGGCTGGATACGGAGCAGGTAAGACCTACTCTCTTTGCATGAAGGCGCTCCGGCTTGGGACAATGAACTTTGGACTCCCCGCCGGCATCCTCTGCCCAGACCTGAAGATGTTTAAACGCGACGTTCTCCCGACGTTTGAAGCCATCGCCGAAAAGAACCAGTTCAAGATCAAGTTTCGTCAAAGCTTCTCTGAGCTCTTGATCTATCCATCGAAGACCAAGTGCCTCGTGTTCCACGCAGAAGATGATGGCAGATCCATCCGAGGACCTAACCTTGCGTGGGGCATCGTTAACGAGGTCACGCTCGTATCAAAGGCCGCATTCGATGCGTTCGATGCCCGTATTCGCTTGAAGCAGGCGAAGCTTCCACAGATCGCAATGAGCGGTACGCCAGAGGGATTCAACTGGTTCTATCGTGACTTCATCGAGCGCCATCGTGAAGACGCACGCGTGGTCTACGGTGACATGAGGCAGAACCCACACCTACCAGATACCTACGCCAAGCGACTCATGTCGCAGTTTGATCCCGTAGCTGCTCAAGCATACGTCGAAGGCAAGTTCGTCAACATGGTCGGCAAGACCGCTGTTCATTCTTTCTCAAGAAAGAAGCACGGGGTTCGCGGCACAACCGTAGACCGCGCCTTCCCGATATGGATTGCTGTCGACTTCAACGTAGACCCAATGGCCGCAAGTATCTGGCAGCCGATTCCAATCGGAAGCGGCCGGCACAAGCTTATCGGGGTTGGAGAAGTCAAGATCCGTGACGCATCTACTTACACATTATGTGCTGCGTTAACTGAATGGCTTAGAGCTAACTCGCCGCAATATGGATTCAGGGCCGAGGCGCTATTCAAAGACGTGACGGTCTATCCAGATCCGGCCGGCAACGCGCGCTCGACCAAGTCCGATATGTCTGACCATGCGATCTTGCGTGAGTGCGGATTCTCGAACTTGAAGTTCAAGAAGCAGCTTTCAGTTCGCGGGTGTATCAACGCGCTGAACACTAAGCTTCACAAGGCAGAGATCGAGATGGACCTCGACAAGATGCCAGAGACCATCGCGGATCTTGAGCAAGTGGTCTGGCGTGATGGTACATTCGAACTCGACAAGCGCGACCAGAACCGTACGCACTGGCTCGACGGTTTAAAGAACATGGTCGATTTTGAGTTCCCGATCGGCGAAGGCCGAGGCGGTTGGAGAGAAGACAAGATCAGATGATTGACCGAAAGCCATGACGGGCCAATCATCAACACGGTGAGGTGATCGATATGCGTATGTTCAACGATGAAGACATTCTGAGCCAAGCCTTCCGAGCGAAGGTAATCGAGCAGATCAAGTCTCAGCCAAACCAGGCCAGAAAGCTCGAGGCGATGAAGCGCCAAGACTGCTACCGTGACAACACCATCAAGTGGGTGATGAAGTCTTTAAAGGAGCTGAACCTTCGGCAAGAGACGCTTGATCTGATGCAGAACCATGCATCAAACATCTCGATTGTGAAGAAGGTCATTGGCAAGAAGGCACGCTGCTACCGTGGCGGGGTTCTTCGCGGCACAGAAGACGAATCGACCACGACTAAAGTAATGGCGCTCGCTTCGGTCTTAAACTCAAACGAGTACTTCAAGAAGGCCGACAAGCAGTCAGAGCTTCACAACAACTCACTCGTCGTCACTCTCCCTTCGAAGACTCCAGAAGGCCGCGTCCGTTTAAACACCACGGTGCTCGGCCCATGGCAGTACGACGTAATCGAAGACGCTCGCAATCCAGAGAAGATCGGCTGCCTCATCCTTTCGGAATGGAACGAGAAGGGAAGCGGTCACAGCTTTAACCACGATCAGATCCAGGCACTCGACCAGTCGACCACATCCGACGACCAGATCATTGCGCGCGGTCCGTTCAACGCGGATCCAGACGATGGAGAGACGTTCATCTGGTGGACGAACACCTACCATTTCACGACCAATTCAGCCGGACAGATCATTGCCAAGTACTCACCGCAAGATTCTTTAAACCCGATCAAGATGATCCCTGCGACATCGATCGACAAGAATCAAGACGGCAGCTATTGGGGATCTGGCGGAGAGGATCTCGTCGACGGTGCTGTGCTCGTGAACCTTCTCTGCTCAGACATGAATCACATCATGTATATGCAGGGCTGGGGTCAGCTCGTTATCAGCGGTTCAAACATTCCGGAGACATATCAAGTAGGTCCAGGCGTTGCGCTGATCCTAAAGGTTAACGAGGGTATGACTGCTCCGACGGTTGACCTGCTCACTCATAACCCGCCAATCGATTCATGGCTTAAGGTGATCGAGCAGTACGTTGCGATGCTTCTGACTACCAACGAGCTATCGACTTCGTCTGTAGCTATGAGCCTTGATGCTTCGACGTTCCCGTCAGGCATTGCGATGCTGATCGATAAGTCTGAGTCGACAGGATCAATCGAAGATAAGCGTCACACATTCGCCCAGGCCGAGCGTCGCTACTGGAAGATCGTTTCAGGCTGGCTCAATGCCTACGCACGATCGACAACGCCGCTAGACAATGAGTTTGCAACGATTGGTCCGATCCAAGAAGACATAGAAGTCAATGTCAGATACCAAAGCGAAGAGCAGGTTGTGACCGAGAAAGAGAAGCTTGAGATTCTGAAGATGCGTAAAGAGATGGGCCTTGCGACCCAGCTCGATATCATCAAGGCCGACAACCCATCGATGACCGACGACGAGGCTCAGAAGAAACTTGAGCAGATCAAAGAAGATATGAAGCTTGCAGTAGTCCAGGCATCGGATGTTGCTGACAAGATGACTCCAAGCAAAGACGAAGGTAACTCACAACCGGAGTAAGTGAGTGGCGATCAAGAAGGTAGCTTTCGAGTTTGATCCATTCGACGAACTTGGCATCACGCCTCCAAAGTCTAGGGCCGAAAGGCAAGAGGCTCTGGAGCGCGTGGCCGAACTCGTTAAGACTGAGGTCCTTGAGTTCGTAGGAGATGGCAAGAGTCCAGTCCAGGGTGGGCCATGGAAGCGAGGCATCTCTCCTGAATACAAGAAGCTCAAAGGCAAGGAGTCGAGCGCTACCTTCGCCAACATGGAATTGACGGGTGAGATGCTCGACGCACTCAATGCCGTGGTGAAGCGTGGCAACAAGATCTCTTTAGAGATCACCGGTTCTCAAGCGCCGAAGGCTGACGGTCACAACAACCACTCAGGCGACTCATCACTCCCAGAGCGCAGGTTTATTCCAAAGGACGATGAGACATTCAAGAAGTCGATCTGGTCTGATGTTAAGCGCATTCTCCAAGAATACGAGGATGAGTGATGTCGTCGGCACGCGATCGGAAGTTTAAATCGGATCTTCAAAAGGCCATCAAAGACACGGTCAAGAAAGATATCGATCAGAAGATAACCGAAAGCGACCTTGCATCAATCGGTGAGCGAGTGATCAGCAAGATGAAACAGCAGATCGCTCGCGGCATTTCGCCAATCATGGAGTGGGGCCGGTTCCCAGAGTACAAATCAAGAACAGCCAAGCGGTCGGCCAAAGAGACTCGCCGACTCGCAAAGAACCTTGGCCGCGCCGCTAAGGCCACAAGCAATCGCCAGATCAAGAAGCAGATCAGAGCACGAGCTAAGACGCTGCGCGGTATTGCGAAAGGACAATCAAAGAAGGGTTATCCCGACTCTCTTCCAGAGATCGTGAAGATAGCGACTGGGAAGAAAGCTCGACCTGTGAACCTGAAGCTGTTCGGTGACTTCCTTGATGCTCTTGAAGCTAGGGTGTTTAGCAAGAAGCTGCATATCGGGTACTTCGACAAAGACCAAGAGGTTAAAGAGAAGGGTCACCGCGAAGGCGCAAACGGGCAGTATCCCCGCCCGACAATTCCAGATCAGAACGAGCGCTTCAATGCTTCAGTCCAGGCCGAGCTTCTCAAGGCGATTGACCAGGTCCTAAAAAAGCGTCTGTAATCTTTACAAATCAATCCCTATCAAGGAGTATTTGTTTGGACGATCAGAACAAGACGCCCCCCGGCACAGAACAAAACACCGGCGAAGCTAACCCGAACGAGCAGCTTGCACTCGAACAAAAGCCCCCAGCCGAGACGACTGATGGCTTGAAGCTCGCACTGCTCAAGGCAACCAAGGACCTGGAAGCTGTAAACAAGAAGTTGCAAGCCGCTGAAGCCGCAAAGCTCGAGGCGTCCGGTAACTTCAAGAAGCTCTGGGAAGACGAGCGAAAGCGCGTCGAAGAACTTGAGGGGAAGCTAAACAGAAACACAGCAGCATTCATCGAGACTCAAAAGCGCACGACGCTCAAAGATCAACTGATCAAGGCGGGGATGCGAGCAGACGCGATGAAGCTAGCAGACACCATCGGCACAGATGGTCTTGAGGTTGAGGTCACAGACCAAGGCTTCACAGTGCTAGGCGCTGACACTGTTGTTTCGAAGATGCGTCAGGAGTTCCCATTCATGTTCTCGCAAGCTGCGCCGAACGTGAACACTGGAACTGGGAACGCACAGGCAGTAAGCGGACCCTTGTCAGGCAAGGATCTTCTCGCGGTCGAAAAGAAGTTTGGTTCAGGCTCCAAAGAATACCGCGAAGCGGTCATGACCTTTATGGGGCAGAAGAAAAAATAAATCTCCCAAGGAGGGATAATGGCAGACGCATTCATGAAAGCAGACGTTGAACTCGCGGCAGCAATTCCAGAGATCTGGTCGGCGGCATTCTACCCGACACTTCTCGAGAAGCTTCCGTTCGCATCTTCGGTAGCGATGGACTATCAGGGCGAGATCGCAAACCTTGGCGATACCGTCAACATCACATCGTTCCCTCAGTTCGATGAAGCTGAAGAGATCTTGGAGAGTCAGGCAGTTGAAGCCGAGGCGTCGACACTGACAAACATCCAGCTTGTGATCAACAAGCAGCTCGCGAAGGACTTCATCATCACTAAGAAGGCTGACCTCCAGTCTCTCGAAGTGATGAACGCACTCCGCGACTTGGCTCTGCACTCGATCTTGAAGAAGATGCAGAAGATCATCATCGCTGCCATCGTCCCTTCGACAAGCCCCGACCACACGATCGCATACACTTCAGGAACAACTCTTGCGCTGGCTGACATCTTGGCCGCGAAAGAACTCCTGGATAACGCGGACGTTGAAGAAGGTGGCCGCAACATGATCCTCGGCGCAGCTCAGTTGAACGATTTGTTCAACATCAGCGGCGTGACTTCAACTGACTTCGGTCAGATGGGATCACTCTCGAGCGGTCAAATCTCGAAGCCGATCATGGGCTTCAATGTGAAGTGGACTTCTGAGGTTGGCAACACTGCCTACTTCATGCATCCGCTCGCTATCGAGATGGCAGTTCAGCAAGATCCAACTCCTTCGGTTCACGATCTCGGCGTCAGCGGTATCCGCGCGATGCGCGTGAACATGGAAGTTCTGTTCGGTCTCAAGCAAGCTTCCGATCTCCGCGTGGTCACAGTAGCATAACCAAAACAGTCAGTCGGCCCGGAGCAGTCCGGGTCTTTGTTGTCAGTTTCAAAACCAAATACAGGAGAGTTAAAAATGAAGTTCGTTATGATCTTGATCGCAGCGGCAACGCTGATGCTCGCTGGTGCCGAGAAGGCAGAAGCGCAAGCAGTGAAACAGCCATTCCAGAAGCAGGTTCACTTCGCAGTAACAGGCTGCGCCGCTGGAAACCAGGGCACATCATACGCTGCACCGAAGTGTTTCGGTGACGTCGACGTGTGGGCGATTCCTGCTGGCGTAGTTATCGAGAAGGTTTACGCTGTTATCGATACAGCAATCACTGGCACCACAGACTTCGACATCGGTGACGATGACGACGCTGACGGTTTCCTCGATGGTTCGCTATCTCTGACAATCGGCACCGCTGGAATGTACGGCTGGAACGTGAAAGTTGCTGGCGCATACCTCCGCGTGCAAACTGCTGGAGCAACAGACGCCGCTGACATCTATGTCGTACCGAATGCAAAGTATTACTCTGCATCTGGCAAAGAAGTGAAGATGGACGCGACTGGAGCTGCAACAGCAGGTCAGGCCCGCATCATCGTCGAAGGTTACTTCGTAGGACCGAAACAGCCCTAAGTCTTGAACTGATCGGCGGGGGAATTGTCTCCCGCCTCTTTGAATACGGGGTTGAGAATGCTTACCGGACAGCGCGTCATCTTAAGTGACAATGGAACATTGAGCGATCTCAGTCGTTCGGTCGGTGACTTATTCTCTCAGAACTCAACCCTTGCAATCGTTGCGGCCGAGGATGCGATCTATCTCGGAAGCGATCAGCCTTTCAATCATCGCTACATCAAAGTTTCAACCGCCAACACAAGCACGGCGTCGGTGTCTGTTTCGATCTGGACTGGATCAGCATTCACGGCAGCGGTTGACGTTATCGATTTCACATCAGTCGGAGGCAAGACACTCGCCGCCTCTGGCATCATTCAATGGACTACAAACAGGACGTCTGGATGGGTTCGAGTCAATGACTCGGCCGACGTTACCGGACTCACGGGAACTGCCATCTATGACATGTTCTGGGTTAAGCTCACCTTCAGCGCGAACCTTTACGCATCGACCGCTGTTTCATATATCGGACAGAAGTTCTCGGACGACTCTCTTCTCGGCGGTTACTATCCTGATCTGGTCAGACCAAAACTCATCATGGCCCACACTTCAGGAAAATCAGACTGGACCGAGCAGCATGTACTGGCTGGCGAGGAGCTCGTGAGAGATCTCCGCGTGCGCCGGTACGTGACATCAGGAGCGCAAGTGTTTGACTGGGAACTGTTCGCGGTTCCGGCCATGCATAAGTGCGCGCACATCATCATGTCTGGACTTGGCGAGGACTACGCCGATCGTGCTACTGATGCGCAAGAGGCGTACCAGAACGAGCTCGAGAACACGATGGCAGGTCTTGATCGGAACAAAGATGGGCGCCTGAGCCAAGAGGAGCGGAAGCCTGTCGTCGGCCTTCGGAGGGTCTAGTGTCGCTTGTATCGACAGCCTATGACGCAATGATCGCTCGAGTTGAGGCGCTGTTCCCGGTGACACACGGAAGCTATCAGCGGCTTTCAAACCCATACGACGTTGAAGCAAACCCAGACATATATCTGGACATGGGGTGGGGTGTAGCTTTCGGCCAAGCGGTTAACACCAACCGGAACCTTTGCAGTCTTGTGACTACAAAGCGAACCGTTACAGTCGTCCTAACTCGAACCAATGACGCGACAGACAACGATGACACCGGACGAGACTCCGTTATCAAGGCACTTCTTGAGGATGGCCGCACGGTGGTCAATGATTTTGAGCGTGGGTTCCGGCTCGCTGATACCGACATCAACTGCCAGTTCGTATCTGATGGCGGGGTTGAAACGGCTGGACCTGATGATTCTTTTTACTATGTTTTAAGACTTCAATTTGAGGTCGAATTATTTGATGCGCCCTAGGAGGGATGATGGCACTTGGAAGCTCACGATCGAATGTTCTAGGTATCAAAGAAGAAACAACCGAAGGCACGCTGATCGATCTTGGCGCAGGAACTGACTACGTTACGCTTCAGCCAGACGTGTCTCTTTCGCCATCATTCGAAGTTCTTTCAAACGACGAGATCCGTGCATCGATCGGATCAGCAAAGCCAATCCAGGGTCTTGAGAGTCCAGAGCTTTCATTCTCTCACTACCTAAAAGGATCTGGAGTTGAAGGACAGGCACCAGAGATCTCAGAGGTTCTCGAGTCAGGCTTCGGAACTCAGACTGTAAACGCCACAGAGCGCGCAACGACTTCATCGTCGACTGTGTCGCTTGTGAAGCTTGCGGCCGGAGGATCTGACTTCTCTCGCGGTTTCGCGATGCTCATCAAGGATGGAACAAACGGTTACTCGATTCGTAACGTGCTGAGCATGGCGACGAATGATGCAACGCTTGCCTTCAACTTGGCAAACGCACCGGCAAGCGGAGTCAACGTCGGTAAGTGTGTGAACTTCTCGCCAGCAAACTCTGGACATCCATCGTTCTCAGCGTGGCTGTATCGTGGTAACGGTCATGCGATCGAAGCCATCGCTGGCGCACAGACAACACAGATCGGATTCAACGTAAACGCTGGCCAGTTGATCAACGCCAACTTCACAGCTCAAGGCACAAAGTATTTCTTCAACCCGATCCGCATCGCTTCTTCTGACGCTTATCTCGACTTCCTTGATGACGCGACAACACGAGCGGCAGCGGTAACGGTTAAGGTTTACCGTGATCCATACGAGCTTGCGACTGCACTCCAGGATTCCATGAATGCGCTTGGCTCGACCAACACGTTCACGGTCACTTACTCGTCAACGACTGGTAAGTTCACGCTCGCTTCTGATGGAACGACGTTCTCTCTGCTCTGGAACACTGGAGCGAACACTGCAAACACCATCGGCGACAAGCTCGGATTCTCCGTTGCGGCAAACGACACTGGTGCTCTGACGTACACGTCTGACAACGCGCAGACCTATGCTGCTCCGCACACTCCAAGCTACGACTCTGCCGATCCGATCGCTGCGAAGTATCTTGAGATCCTTCTTGGCGATGCAACAGACACCACTTGCTTCTGTGCTCAGACCGTCGACTTCTCGATGGCGATCACTAAGGCAAACGTCCTTTGCGTCTGTGCCGAGTCCGGCGTTCAGCAGAAGCTAGCGACTGGCCGTCAAGTAACGATGACCATCACAGCACTTCTCGATAAGTACGAAGCAAAGATGTTCCAAAGATTCCGTGCGAACTCTGAAGTTCAGTGCGCATTCAACTTCGGTCCACGCTCTGGCGGTAACTGGGTCGCAGGACAGTGCGGCAACGTCTTCTTGCCAAACGCGGTTGTTTCTAGCTTTGAGCTGACAGACCTTGATTCAGTTATCGGACTCAACTTGGAGTTGACAGCATTCGTAGACTCGAGCGGGAATGGAGAGGTTTACCTAAACTTCCTCTAGGAGTCAGATCAATGACTGTTGATTTTGTAGCGCCATCAATGAAGGCCGGTGATGATTCGCCGGCCAAGTTTAAAGGTACGATCAAAGTAAAGGTCCCTTCATTCTCAGATCGCCTTCGCCTTCAGGCTGAGTTTGCAGGTAAAGCCGGAGACAATGAATCAACAGCTCACCGTCTTGAAATGGTCGCCCAACTAGCCGACCGCGTTCTGCCAATGATCGAGTCCGTTCAGGTTGAAACCATAGACGGCGCGGCAAAGGCAAACACAAGTGAAGAGATGTTTAACAACCCAGCATTCGATATGTTAACGGCCGAGGTCGCGATGGCGGCACTTCGAGGCTTCGCGGGAAACTAGAGCCGGCGATCAGGGCGCAGGTTCGAGCTCTGTTCAAGAAACAGCGCTTTGAGAATGAAGCGCTCTGGCTGGTCGCCGAGTACAACCAACGTCGAAGATTGCAGGCGGTGGGGTTGACGCAAGACATGGCTTCCATAGATGCTTTCAGGGGTGAGGCGTTTCTCATCATCTCTGATGAGATCGATGATCTTGAGCGCAAAGAGCGCGAAAAGCAGGAAGCGAAGTCCCGTCGGAGGTAGCCGTTGGCAATCACAGTTCCAGTCGACATAGACTTTCAAATCAAGAAGGCGCTGGACGATGCTAACGACCTGGCCGATATCGCCAACCGATCTCTTTCCGGAATCGAAAAGAAAGCAAAGCAGACTGGCTTTGCGATTAACTCCATTGCATTTATTGAGATCACTCGTGCTGCCGTCGACTTTGGCAGAGTCATTGTCGACGTGTTCAGTAAGGCGATCGATGAGGCAATCGAAGCTGACGCCGCTGTCCAGTCTCTTTCATCATCTCTCAAATCCGCTGGCGATTTCTCTGAGCAGAACGTGTCGGCATTTGAGGATCTGGCAACTGCGCTTTCCGAAGTTTCTCGTTTTAGTGACGAGGCTGTACTTGGAGCATTCAAGATCGGAAAGCAGTTCGGTCTAACCAATCGCGAGACAGCTAAATTCGGAAAGGCCGCTGTCGATCTCGCGACATTCCTTGACCAGGATCTAGACACGACAGCTAGACAGCTTGGTCAGACATTCGATGGAACCGCTGGACGATTGGCTGAACAGGTTCCGGCTTTGAAGAACGTGTCAGCCGCAGCCCTTAAAACTGGCGCAGCTCTTGATGTTGTAATCAAGGCGGCTGGAGGTTCGGCGCAACGCGACCTTGATAAGTTTGGAACTCAAGTCATCAAACTGCAACAGGCATTTGGAGACATCTTTGAGGATCTTGGAACTGCAATCGTAAAGAACCCAGCTGTGATTGAAGGACTCAAGATCATCACCGCTTTGTTTAAAGAGATAGGAACTGCGGTCGGTGAGAACAACGAGATTTTTAAAACATTCGTCAGCGGCTCGCTGTCTCAAATGGTTAAAGGTCTGTACGTTGTTTCGCAGGTTGTTGAGGCAATCAATAACGCATTCTTTAAGCTTGCCAAGTTTCTTGAGCCTGCAGTTCAAGCCCTCGAGTCATTCGACAAAGCGACAGAGGCACTGAAGAAAGGTGACATCAGAGGGTTCACAAGATCGCTCGACATCGTCACAGCTACGCGAGATCGGTTCAAAGAAATCGACAAGCTTGCTGAGCGTGACGCTAAGATCTTCGAAAAGTTCAACACTGCACTTGCAGATGTTGAAGGAGCAATTGAACGCGCCGGCGTAAGCCGGAGCAAAGTAAACAAGGAGCTCAAGGCTGGGTTCGATGGTCAGATCAATCAGAACCGTCGGATACTAGAATCAGAAGCTGACCGTCTAAAACTCATGAAAGAGCAGATCAAGCTTCAGGATGAGTTCTTTAAGAAGAGAGAAGACGAGCTCAGTAAAATATCGAAAGACCCATCAGCGGCACTATTCGGATCTGGAACGAGCGACAGAGTTAAGCAGCGATTGCTATTTGATTTTGATGAGCTGAAGCTGCAGACCTCAATCGTTGGAGGTCTAGGACAAGTTCTTCAAGGTCGCAACGGCGCGGTCAATTTGATTGCTGCTGGCGCTGAAGCTGCCGGCAAGTTCTTTCTTGGCATTCCAGGTTTCGGTGAGCTTGCAAAGCTTCTGTCTCAAGGTCCAGATGAGATCAAGAAAGCAATCGAGGCTTTTGCTGATGCGATTCCTGACATCGTTGTCGCGATTGCTGAAAGCATTCCAGTTGTACTCGAGACACTCGCCGACAAACTTCCTGACATCATTGAAAAGCTTGCCGAGAAGTCAGACCGTATTGCCTTAGCTTTAGCTAAGTCCATGCCTCTCGTTGCGATCGCACTTTCAAAGTCCGTTGTTGAAGGCGCCCGCAGGTTTGTTTCTGAGATCCTGCGCGGGGCCGGTGAGTTCATCGGAAAGATTCTTGAAGGCGCAGGCCGTTTCATCGAGGAGCTCGTCAACAAGATCGGCGAAGCAATCCAAAGACTGATCGACAATTTGAATCCAGCCAAAGGAGTTGGCGGCGTTGTTGGCAGCATTGGCGGCGGCCTATCTGGAACGACGGTTGGATCAATCGTGGCCGGTCCAGTCGGAGGCTTCATCGGTGCAGTCGGCGGAGCGCTTGGATTCAAGGGTGGGGCCGGTGGTGGTTTCTCTCAAGGACCGTCTGTCGTCAAAGTGCAGATCGGCCAGCGTGATCTAGCGACAGCAATCCTCGACCTTAACAGACAAGGATTCAGAACATGAGCGTGAAGGTCTGCTATCCGAATTACTTCTCGTCTGAGCGCTACTCGACACTGACCGCGTCTAGCGCAGCAACTGGATTCGCAGTGACGAACTTGGAAGGAACTGTGCGCCGGTCAAAAGTCTGGCGATCGGCCGGATATTTCAACGTCACGTCATCAAACAATGTGATCAGGTTTCGAGACGCGAGCGGCGGGGCCGACAAAGATGCGACGATTGCCGTGGCCGAGTACACGACCGATGCAGCATTCCTTGCGGCTGTTGATGCGGCAATGGAAGCTGCAGGGCTTGCGAACTACACGGTGACCAGAAGCTCAACGACGAAGAAGCTGACGTTCACTTCTGATCTAAGCGGCGGGGCCAGCGCGTTCGAACTTCGTTGCGCAGATGCCGCATTTACTGCGCGTGACTTGCTTGGATTTGAGGCAGTAAACACATCAGGATCTGGGTCTTACACGACAGACAATGTAAGAATCCACACAGATGAATTTATTGTGCTCGACCTTGGTGTTGCATTTAACCCGAAGGCCTTCGCGCTGTTCGGACCAAGGAACGAACCGCTCCGCATTTCGCAGACAGCGACCGTGAAGATCCAAGGGAACGCGACAAACTCCTGGACGTCACCGGCCTACAGCACGACTCTCACTCACACTGATTTCGGCATGGCTGTCCATAGCGCAACTGGCCTGCATACGACTGGTCTTCGTTATTGGAGAGTGCACATTCGTGACGTCGATAACGCACGCGGATACGTTGAGATATCATCTCTTCTTCTCGGCGACACGCTTACTCTGACTCAAGGATGCCCACAGTTCCCACTCGACGTAAACGAGATCGATCTGTCTAAGGTCACCCGCACAATGTCTGGCGCATCGTTCGCCGCCATGATGGGCCGAACCATGGAAGTCGGTCTTGATTGGCAGTTTCTTACAAAGTCTGAAATGGAGTCATTGCGCGATTTGTACGCAGACGTTGGTCTCGGAGTTCCGTTCCATCTGATCCTTGATCCTGACGAAGTGTTCTCGACCGATATGGAGCGATGGGTTCTGCAGGTTCTTTTCGCTGAGCCAATGCCGTCAAAGCTCGATCGACCGAATCAGTGGTCGTCGTCTTGGACAGTTGTCGAGGACGTATGAGCTACGGCGTAGTAGGTGAGGTTCTAAAGACTGCAGATATGGCGGCAACGCCACCGACATTCTTTCACCGTTTCGACGTAAACAGGATGATGGAGCTGAAGGCGGTTCGTCTTCAGGTTGTGAAATATGGAGTTCCTTCTCTTTCTAGTCTTGGTCTTGAGCTTCGGTCTGGTTATCAAGCTGGCTCTAGAGGACGCGGGTTTATAGCGACAGCGTCGACAACGTACACGCTCGCTCAGATCTCATCAGCCAACTACTCATGCGCCGAGATCTTCTTTGAGTTCGACACTGCTCCGCTGGTCGCTCCGAATGTTGAATACACGCTGAATCTAACGGCAAGCGGATACACTGGAGACGACGACAATCATCTTGCATGGGTTCGCACGTATCCGGACCCTATCGTCTCGTTCTCGGGTTCAACGACTTTTGAACAGCTTGGACGATTCCCGTTTCATGTTGCACTGATCACGCGTGAGGTGCGGCGATGAGCTACGCTTCATTCGTTGACCGTGGTGGCAAGGATGTTTTCGTCTTCGCAAAGATCAGCAGAAAGCGGCGCTTCTCTGGTTCCGACATGGTGTTCGATGGAAGCGAATCGAAATATTACCTGCCGTTCACGCTTGGAGATGTTGAGTCTGTCGCGCTGACGCCGACGGCTACTGCCGAGCCTATGGGCCGTGTTGAGCTGACAGAAGAGTCAAGTCTCGCAGCGCTTGGATCTGGAGAGTGGTTCTTTGATGACACTCAAGATCGTCTTTACTTCGGCGCCTTCGTTGATTCAGAAGGCGGTGCTTTGTCAGACGATACGCTTACCACAATTGTGGTAGAGTACTGGACATTCGTCTCAAGTGCTGACATTGGATGGTTTAAGACTCCAACGGACGACACAACAGAGCAGGTTAGATGGGCCGGCTGCATCTCTGAACACCCTGAGATAACGAAGTCTGTTTCTGAGAACTTTGCAGGCTTTACGCCAGTTGAGATCACCCCGCTGGTTGTTGCATGGCACAACACTGATCTTTTCGAGAATGCGTATTCTGACTCATACGCCGATTGTTCTTGCGAAGTCTGGACCGCGCTTGGATCGATCGACACCACAAGGATCAGGAAGCTTTTCACAGGTAAGATTAAAGGCGTTCAGATCAACGACACCGAGATCAGATTCAGTCTCATCGAAGACTCAGCGCTTTTCGAGAAGTCGTATGTCGGTCGTCCTTACGAGGATGAGTCGACGGCTCTTGATCCAAACGCCACTGGCCAAATGATTCCTTTGATCTATGGTCTGACCAGATGGATCAAGGCAATCAATATCGACTACATCAACGCGAGTCCTACCACGTCCGACAACAGGACATGGGCTGTTCACGACTTGGCCTTCGGTAGCGCTGAGGCTACGTTCACGCTCACAGGCGCCACGTCTTTAGGCGGCGGCATTTATACTGTGACGATGAGTGCGGCCGATGCGGCGAAGATGATTCACACTCAGCGCGCGAAAAGAAATTCTGGCGGGCAGTGGGTCACAATCACCAAGACCGCGGGCGTATTCGAAATGAATACAGGCGGGGCATTCACTCCAGCCAATGGTCAGGTCTTCACTCGTCCGGCAATTCAAGAGTATTACTTCCAAGTGCCATCGAAACAAAACGCCGTGGTGAATTGGTATCCATCGTCAAGCTCAACCGTATCAAGCTCTGTTGTTGGTAATTGTCTGTGCGCCGTGCTTACGACTGGGTTTGAGGCCGCGGCCACAGCGCTTGGTCTCACGACAATCAATCCAGACGACTTCGAGGTTTGGGTCAAATGCATCGGACCAGATGTTGAGCAGACTCTCGATAGCGCTTACTTTGAAGGCGATGGCCCGTCAGAAGTCGGCGCGCTTCTATGGTACTTGAAGAACGTGGTCGGCCTTGATGAGACTAAAATAAACGTCGCGTCATTTAATGCGGCACTGACTGCACGACCGATCAACGCTTCAAACGAAGGGAACATCGCAAACTTCATCACTCCGTTCTCTGGATACGAAGCGGAGAAGCACCGCGATGTTATCGGCCGACTGCTTCGCCAGATCGGAGCGGTTGGATATTTCAATGCTGACGGTGAGTTCACAATCAAATGCCGAGATGCGTTTGCAACAGCCGATTGGGAATTGACCGACGCTGAAATTGAAGCCGACTCATTTGAGTATGAGCTTTCACAGGATGACTGCCGCTCATTCATACTGAGTGCCTCGACTTCATACCTTGGCAGTGCCTACACGACTACGACCGCAAAGCCTTCGACGACCACGACCAAGATCAGGTTCTCGGATGGACAGAGCGGAGGTCCAGTTTCTAGCGACGAGGGATTCTCATGGATGGATGCTCCGGCTGAAACTGTTGAACTCTACGACGTCAACAAAGACGCGCAGGCCTCTGGCCGGTACGTTGGTCGGTATGGTTTGGCTCGCATTGCAACTTACTATGGCGCGCGGCGGGGGATCGCAAGGCTCAGAGCATTCGGTGAGATCATTGATGCTGTTCCTGGAGAGACCGTCTCGATATCTCGCGAGATCATGCCTGGATTTTCGTACGTTCCTGGAACTTTGCGCACACGACAATTCTTCATCCTCGAAGTCAGAAGGGCCGGTGACATGGTTGAATTGCTGATCGAGGATCAATACTCTATCGAGGAAGCTGGGGGCTTTTGATGGGAACCAGATATTATGATTTCACAAGCGCTTTTGATCAGGTCTCAGCGCCTACAGGATCTTCGCCATCTGGGACATCCGATTTCGTAACTGTCGGTTATGGTGTTTCTAATTACGCTAGATATATCGACACTATAGCAAACCTGAAGGCTGTCTCCAGTTCATACCGCGCCGATGGCGTGGCGATGTGGGTTGATGAGTTGCTTGCGTGGTTCTATTTCGATTCTGCTTCAAGCGCTACTGGCGACGATGAGAACACGATCACGCCAAGCGCCGGCACTGGTCGCTGGCTTCGGATGCAGGTCAAAGGCTTTGGAGCTGTTCAGAACGTGGCAACGGCTGCGACAATTGCGGCCATGGCTTCGAGCACTCCAGTCGTAAGATTGACCGGTTCGACCGCCACAGATCTTCAGGGGATCACGGCCGGCGTTGGTGAGCAGATCATTGAGATCTACAACGCATCAAGCGCCTCAGTTACCTTGAAACATGAGAACGGATCGGCATCTGCTGCCAATAGACTTTCACTTCAGCAGTCGGCCGATCTTGAGATCAAGGCTGGCGGGGCCATGCTCCTTCGGTATGACAAGACGCTCACGCGTTGGGTTCCGGCGAGTGGAGGCGGCGGCGGTTCTGCAGGAGGCGGGGCATCGCTTGAATGGTTTGAAGATACAGACGCGCCGATCTTCCAGATGCTTTCAAGCCATCCCGTTTGGCGATTCAGTTACGGCGTAAGCCAATACCTCTATGGCTCGCTTCGCGTTCCTCAAAGCTACGTTGCTGGATCACCGATCAAAGTCTTGCTTCCGGTTCTATCGCTTCAATCGGCCGACACCAATTTGATGCAGACTCTTGCGACGCTGGTAAGGACTGGAACAGATGCGTACACTTCGACGACGAACCAGCGGACCAGTACGAACTCGGCATTGACCAACTCGGCCGGAACTCAAAACAAGTTCCAAACTGTGACGCTCGACCTGACGAGTACAGCCGGAACAATCAACTCGTCGGCTGTTGCCGCTGGCGATCTGATACTCGTCCGGCTTACCCGTGGCACGGATACAAACAACAATGACATATTTGTTCCAGCGTTCTCTTCGGAGGTAACTTTCTCATGATCAGGCATTTATTAACTCTCACTGTAGCACTGTCGTTCGTTTCTTCATTGGCTTCAGCCGCGTTAAGTCCATCGGACAAGCAGTCTATTCCTTACGAGAACAGGGCCGCGTCCGTTAATAGCGGGTTTGAGAATGGAATCTCCAAGTGGGCATCGTCACCGGCGATTACTCTCGCCGACTCAACGCCACAGGCCGGTTCAAAGTATGCGCAATGGAACTCTACGTCGGCAGCTCAGACCTTGACGCTTGGATCTATTGGCCGGCCAGAGGGACAGCTTGAGGTCTCATGTGCGGTAAGGGTTCCATCTGGAGCTGCGACGCATACCTTCAGTGTGGTCGAGAGTTCTGGATCAACGACCGTCGCATCGATGTCAATCGAGAACAGCACGACGTGGAGATATCAAACTCTGATCTTCCCTTCGCCTTCGGCGGGGACGCTGTCTATTGTCTTCACATCTGTCGCGGCCGATGAGCCATCAATCGATATCGATGACTGCTACGTAGGAAGAGCTAGAAACGTAGGCAGCACGCAGCTCGTTACCGAGTGGTCTGCATATACACTGACAGTCGGAGCTACGACGACAGCACCAACTCTCGGAACTATTTCGATCAACTCTGCCAAGTGGCGACGAGTTGGCGACTCAATGCAGATTCAGTACCAACTTGCTACGTCAGCTCTTGGGTCGGCGGCTTCTGGCTCAGGCACTTACCTTTTCCCGGTTCAGTCAAGCTGCACTATAGATTCGACCAAGATAACAGCCAACAGCAACACTGCATCGAACAGCGTGGGCCAGGCGTCGGTATATACGGTTGACGCCGCGAAAACAGGAACCGGATACGTCTCAGCGTATAGTTCTACTCAGCTAGCAATCACAGTTGGCACAGAAACGTCGTCTCCTACTTTTATCGGTAGCACTTACTTTGCTTTTGGATCTGCCCAGGTACAGGTTTCATTCACTGCCACGGTTCCATGCGTAGGCTGGACCGCACAGACCACAGCATCAATCGACGCCATCTCAAAGCGCGGATCAATCCTTTTTGCAAGTGGCTCAGCGACGAACACTGGGGCGTTAGCCACTTTCAACACTGCGGCTTTTGGAACCAATACACTAGAAGGCCAAGCGCTTGCGCCGACGACAGCGAATGACCTAGGCATCCGAATGACGGGCGCTCCTGCTGCGACTTATGAAGTTACGGCTACGGGGAAATTTTACGCATCAAGCGCTGCCACTACTGGGACCCGCACAGTATGCGAATACCGTCTATACGATGGAACCAATCACTCGCCGTCGGCTTATGCGATCGCCGCAGGTGGTGGTGCTACGGAAGTAAACGATTCGGTCGGAACTATAACCGGAATCTTTACGCTATCTAGTGCCGGGACAATCAATGTCGTGGTTCGGGGCCAGCGTGTGGCCGGCAACGGAACGTGCTATGCCGAAGCAGGGGCTTACATCTCGATCAAAAACGTATCACAACAAAGCCCTGCGATTGTTCTGGCGAACAGCGTGAGCAGTGGTGCTGGCAACGGGATAAAAATGGACGCGGCTAGAATAGCAAATGCTGGATCGGCGTCGATCAACTCTCAGACTTCGGACATGGTTTCGTCGGTTTCATGGACCAGCACCGGCCGAGTTTCTGTCACTCTAAAAACTGGATACTTTAGCTCATCCCCTTACTGTTTCTGCACAACGTATGGATCAGACAGAATGTGCTCAAATCAGGTATCCAGCGCGACATCTGTTTCTGTAGCTACGGCCAACGCGGCCGGAGTATCAGACACCGATTTCTACTTCTGGTGCGTGGGACCACGCTGATGCGCGCACACGCTGAATGGATCGTCGGAGTCATAAGGGCTGGGCCGGAGTTTAAAGACTTCGGCGATCCCTATGAGTTCTCCTGTACGGTCCTTCGTCGTGGCGATACTTGTGAGATCATTGGGGCCAGCGGGAAATTCACCTTCGCCACTTATCGCGCAGTGCGTGAAATGCTTGAGGGTCAGGGAATTACGATGGCAGTCTGGGAGAGAAGCAGCGGCAAACAAGTCGCAGCAAAGGGGAGACAGTGAGACTTCTTGCGTTGATGGTTCTGATTTTAGGCCTGACTGGCTGTGCTTCGAATATACTTGTTTCGAACTGTCGATCGATCCAGATCGAAGGCGAAGAGTCGGACAAGTGGTTGTGTGACAAGGGATGGTCTGACTACTGGAGGTAGTTGAATGGCGGCAACATTTGATTTCATCGATGAAGGTCAGGTTCGCCGCGCAGTCTATCGCGGCGAGACTCTCCAACGTGTGTTCACATATAAGGATTCGGATGGAGTCGCTGTCGACTTGACTGGATACTCGGCCTCGATGCAGGTCAGAAAGTCTTTGGCAGATGGTGTGGCTCTTGAGCTTTCGACAGTGAACTCAAGAATTACACTCGGCGGTGCGGCTGGAACGGTCACGCTTCTAGTGTCGGCTGCAGATACTGCAACGATCGATGTCGGCCAATACTTCTATGATCTCGAACTCACCAGCGGATCTTCGGTAGTGACTAGATTGATTGAAGGTCGATTCCAGGTAAAAGAGGCGTACACTCGATGAGCACGGTTACGACCGTCGACATTCAAACGGTTGTCACAGATCTCGGCTCTTCGGAAGCAGTAGAAACGATAAGCAATCAAGTCGTCTCAACTGTGAATCAATCGATATCCATTGTTGAGACAACAGAGTCTGGGACTATTCTTGAAACTGTAAGTCAGTCACACGTCGTCGACAATGGTCCGTCAGCTTCGTCTGGATCTGGACTATCCCAGTCGGAAGTCGAGGCATTGATTGAGGAGGCCTTTGTGTTTCAGAACTATCAAGTAAACGACATCGATACTGTTTCAACAACCACGTACATCGGAAAAGCGAAGCTTGACGGGACTTGGTTAATTGAGAGAATCGTCGAGAGTGGTGACGACCTGGCGAAAGACTACGCCAATGAGTCGAACAACTCCGGAGTTTCAACATACGCTAGTGGTTGGTCGAATAGGCTCACGCTGACATTCGGCGAGATCCAAACGCTTACAGGAGTTTAAATGTCAAAATCAAATACTTCAGAAAACGCAGTTCTGGCTGCCATGTATGTCGGAACAGCAATCCCATGGGCTGCAAACACAGACCTATGGGCAGCGCTCTATACCTCAGATCCTGGTGAAGCTGGCTCAGCGAATACGAATGAGTGCGCTTTTGGCGGCTACGCTCGCGTTGCGATCACTCGAGCGACTGGATTTGATTTGGTTGGTAACCAGATTTCAAACGATGCGCAGATCTCATTTCCTGAATGTACTTCTGGGTCGGAGACCGTGACTCATTGTGCGATCGTCACAACATCAAGTGGTGCCGGAACAATCCTACACTCGGGAGCATTGAGCGCATCGCGAAGTGTTTCCTCTGGTATCACGCTCCAGTTCCCGGCAGGCACTTTTACTGTGACTGAGGATTAATGGCTGGGTTTTACGGCGTCCGTGAAATTGTGAATGCGCATCTTTCCGGAGCTGAGAAATACACTCAGTTCCGTAAGGCGCCGTCGCAAGTAACGACTGCCGGAATCTGGTTCGATTTAACCTCAAGCGGCGGCAATCCAAAGCCATTCTATTATGCGTCTCCTCCGCTCGAAGCGACGGTGATGTCCCAAAGCTCGGCAAGTGGAATGCTTCACGGCGGTGATGTCTCGCCGAGCCTTAAGGTAATCCGACGGCTACTTGTGATGTCGTCGTCAGCTACGGGCCTACCGATGCCGATGACTCTTTGCGATTACCTTCTCTATTATCCGTTTGCGGACATGGGAGAAACTGAGGAGCAGGCGACGGTCAATGGCGTTTCGCTTTCTCGGTACACTGACGGCGAAGGTGTAAAGATCATGGCTGTACTCGCTGCGGCCGGCGCAGGCGGTAAGACGTTTCGAGTCCGGTACACTAATCAGGCTGGCGTAGCTGATCGATTCACATCGACTGTCATCATGAATACAGCGACGGCTGTCGGCTCAATCATCAGCAGCCAGAACGCAAACGCATCAGCAGCAGGTCCATTCCTTCCTCTTCAGAGTGGCGATACCGGCGTGCGATCAATCGAAGGTGTCCAGATGATCTCTGGTGCTGACGTCGGACTATTCCACTTGGTGCTTGTGAAGCCAATCGCCTCGATTCAGATCAGAGAACAGACTGCTCCGGTTGAGGTTGACTACCTCACGATGCAGGCCAGTGCGCCGGTCGTTAAAGATGGCGCTTACTTAAACTTTATATGCCTACCGAACGGCTCGCTTTCTGGAGTCAACATCCATGGCGAGCTAACGACACTTTGGAACTGAGGAGAATTAATGGCTGGCTTTACATCAATGGACGACTTCATTCAGGAAGCCACGGTAAACGGCAAGTTCTATCGCGCCGATTGGAACAAGAACATGCTGCCAACGACGGCGGCAGTAGCCGGCGAGTGGTCATGTCTTGCAAACGGCGGCGGGAACCCTGCGGCGGGAACGATCTATAACTCTGGCACGAACTTAGCGTTTCAGGCCACGAGTGATTCAACAGCAGGAGCTGGCGGCATCCTGCATGGCGGTAACGTCTCGACCGATACAAAACACATCGTAAACGCGTCGGCATTCAGTGCGGCTGCGACCACGATGCCATCGGTTTTGATGCTAATTGACCTTCTTGGATTCTACCGCGTGACGTCGGTAACGACGACCGGAAACCAGGCGACAGACAACACTGTGACTTTGCCACGATATACATCGGGCGCAGGAGTCCAGGCTTTCGCTTTCAATAACTCAACGACTGCGATGGGCGCGGCTACGCCAAACCTATCGATCACTTACACTGATCAAGACGGCAACACTGGCAACACGACTCCGACGACTCTGCCGTCATGTAAGACTGCGGCTGCAAACGGATTGATTATGTATTCCGGCACTGGTTCAGGGAAGTATG